TGTGTTATTTTGTTATTTTGTTATTTTATTATTTTATTATTTACAATAATTAATTCCTATGGTAATATTAATACATAACCAAAAATTAATTATGGAAAGGTTGATTTCTATGACTAGAGCTATGACAGTACACATCGATGACGAAGTCGTTAAATGGGCTAAAATCAGAAGTCTTGAGACTAATGTGAGACTTAATGCATTCATCGAAAATCTAATTAGAAAGGAAATGGAAAAAATTGAAAAAAACGATTGACGAGAAAAGTTTACAGAAATTAACAAACTACAGTCAGATTACATCACGCGACATAGCCAAAATGACAGAAAAGAATCATTGGAATGTAATGAAAGACATAAGAGACGAAATTTCAAAACTCGAGGAAGCGTGCATTAATCCTGGCTTATTATTTTTATTCCAAGAAAACACCTTAATTCTAGCTAACTCAAGAGACCTGAGATCAAACGCATATTTTACACTTACAATGGCGGGACTTTTACAATTGTCATCTAGATATAGTGCGCATACAAGATACATATTCGTCCAAAATTTCATTAAAAACCATCAAAAGGAAAAGAAACTTCTCGAAAACCAAATAGCTTCAGTAAAACGGGTTCACGGTCGAATTCTTCCTGGACGAGAAGCTTCTGTAATGGGTAAATATGGAAACGCAATAAAGAAAATAACAAGATTAGAAAACGACATACGTATTTTACAAAAAGAAATCTTATCGCTACTTCTCAACGATAAGACTCCAAACTACAGAAATGGATAATACAGGCTATATAGCCTGTTTTTTTTACTATTTTGGGTATTGTAAATGATAGTAATTAAGAATTCCTACATATATAGCATCAGCTATTTGTCTTTTTTGGTAATGAATAAATTGGGCTTCGGTCTTTTGGTCGTGGAAACTTACCTCACACAAAACAGCAGGGCATTTTGGTTTTCTCAGTTCATATAGTTCAGGTCTGTAAGTTACCCCAATATCTTTCCATGGTGTTAAAATACTTACTGTGTTATAAATGCATTGTGCTAAGTCAGCACCTTTTGAATTTTTACTATAAGCAAACACACTACACCCATGGGCATTATATCCAGCATCACTATGTAATGAAACATATATATCAGGGTTAAACGTATTTGCTGTATTCACTGTAGCTACAAGTGTTTCTGCTTCTGTTCCACCCGTTAACTTATCCATTATTTTTGGTGTAAACCTCCCATCTTTTTGTAATTTCTCTAACAATACTTTTCCTATTTCAAACATATGTTGTTGTTCGGTATCCCCTAAACAACAGGGATTCCACCTTTGTTGACTTGGGGATATGAATACTTTAATCATTTTTTACTACCACCTTTTCGTTTATTATTTCTAAAACTCTGTTAGCCGTATCACCATTACCAATAAAGCCATTATAATGATAACGGAGAGGTAAGCTAACTAGGTCTAGACAATTACTTTTAATTACATTTAAACCAAACTCCCTATCTTTTTGTCTTGTACCAACCATTATAAAAGGTACACCTAATACACTTGCCTCTTTTAATCCAGCACTTGAATTCCCTATGGCAAACCTACAATCATTCAATAAATTTATAAAATCTGGTAATTTAACATTTTTTATAAATTCAATATTCTCTAAAGTTTTTATCCTTTTAGTAATTTCTTTGTGACCTGGGTCAATATTAGGATTAACCCATACTATTTTTTTATCAAGCTTGGTAATTATATTAATTAGTTTTTCTAAATCTTTTAAATTTGTTGGGTTGAATAACACCAACACTTTTTCATGTGAAGACTTTTCCAATTTAAGGGAATATATATAATCCACAATTGGACTGCCTACATTATATATAAGTTTTTTTGTAAAGAATTTTAAATTGTTTTTTGATCTAATAGTTGGCGCTAATAAAATATCAGATAAGCTAGATATAGCATATCTTATTTTATCATCATACATACCACTTTTTTCACCAGCTTCTAAATGCATCAATTTAATCTCTTGCGAACTTGAGGCTTGTGCAAAGCCTAATACTTCAAATCTATCACCATGGCAAATGCACAAATCGGGTTTCTCATTTTTTAGTATACTACCGCATTGTATTGCTATTAAGGACATCGTTAAATTACGATTATCAAAAGTATCATTATACAAATCGGCTTCTACCCAATAATTTATTTCAAATTCCACTTGACTTTTTATATTATTTAGTGTACACCCACCAATTAGGATTATATCATGTGTACTTTTTAATAATTTTATTATTGAATAAAGCCTGCCATAATTAGCCCTAGAGCCTACGAATATACAAATTTTCATTTTACACTTACATCCATTTTTTTTATTTTCTATTATATCATATACACATTGACAAGTATAGTATATATAAGGTAAAGTAGGATTGCACAGGAGTGTGTTATAAACTTTAAATTTTGGAGGATTTTATTATGGATGAGAATGAAAAATTAGACAACCTTGAAGTAGAAGAAGATGGAACGACGGAAGAGGTCATAGAAGAGGAAGCAACAGAAGAGGTCATAGAAGAGGAAGCAACAGAAGAGGTCATAGAAGAGGAAGCAACAGAAGAAGCACCAGAGGAAAAAGTCTCATTAAAAAAATACATGGAGATGAAACGAAAAGCTAAAGAATTGGAAAACACATTAAATGAAAAAAAGTTTGATGATGATATTAAAATATTCAAAAACTCGATAAAAGAAAAGTATAAATCTAAAGGATTTGACCCAGATTTAGCTGATTTGATTTCAGACGATATTGCAGACATGAAAAGTCAGCTTCTAGGGATTAAGAAACAAGATAATCTGAAAGAAGATATACAAGATTTGATTAAAGAGAACCCACTCTATAAAGATGCAATCAACTGGGAAAAAGATATAACTAAAGAATTAAAAGCTAACAAAGGCTTAACTTTAGAACTAGCTTACATAAAGGCTCGTGGGGGATTGAATAGGATTTTACAAGAAAATAAAATAGAAGATAATCTTACACCAAAGAAGAAATTAAGTAATAATGCACAGCCTACAACTAGTTCGGGCAATGGCAGGATGGAATCAAAATTTAAATTGGATGCAGATGATAAAAAAGCATTAGCAATGTTACAAAAATACCAACCTGACAAAAAATGGACGGCAGAAAAGTATTTCAAATCAAAAAAATAATTTTATAAGGAGTTGATTACATGGCAAAATGTCAAGTAAGAGGCGCACAAGTACCTTACCTTAAATGCTATAGTGTAGCAAGTACAGGCGGTAATATCAAATCAACAGACATAGGCAAACTAATCACAAAATCGAGTAACAGGTATGGTTTAGCATTAGGAAGTACGGATTATCAGAATTTAGTTGGTTATTTAGCAGTAGTGCAATCTACAGGTGTACCTGTTTCCAGTACCACACCATTTTATGTTGAGCCCTTCATAACAGGATTGCAATATGAAATGAGTTATTCGACATTATATTCAACCGCACATCCATCGTCTACAGATATTGGCAAATATGTTGGCTTGTCTACAGCCGCAACAATCGCTGGAGCAAAGATAAGCATGGGCACATTAGCTAATTCACCAGCAGGAGCAAGTGCTACAGTATTTAGAATTAACGGCTTCTCAACAGCTAGAAGAATGGTTTATATCGAAGCACCAGTATCAATTGTAAGTAGTACAGCATCAGGTTTGGGAATTAAAGATATATAATTAAAGAAAAGGAAAGGTGGTAATAAAATGGCATTTGTAATGACAGCGGACATAGCTCGTTTTTTAGAAACTGGGCAAAGAGAAGTATTTATGGAAAATTTCAACAGTTATCCAGTTGAATACACAAATTTCTGTGTAACAAAGAAATCTGATAAAGAGAAAGAAACTTATGATAGTGTTGGTAATATAGCAAATGGTGGTAAATTAGCTGAGGGAGATTCTATTAATTACAATAAATTGACACAAGCTTATCAGACTAGTATAACTACTGAAATGTGGGCAAATGGATATTCATATAGTTATAAAGCTAAGACTTTGGATTTATATGGTGTTGTTAATTCAGCACAAGCTAAAGAATTGGCAAGAACAGCAAGAGAGGTTAAAGAGCAAGAAGCAATATATTGGATTGATAATTGCACAAGCATCACATTAGCAGATGGGGTTGCTCTGGTTAGTGCTTCACATCCTTTGGTTAATTCAGCAGATGTAGTCGACAACACTCAAACTGCCGCAAGTATTGCTAATCCTAACGCACATAAGGCAATGATAAATGCTTTTAGACGTGGATGGAAAAATCACGCGGGTGGAAAAATGAAAATTAATCCAACTAATGCTTTGACTAGTGCAGTTAATCAGATGGACATAGAAGCAATATATGAATCAGTAAATAAACCTGGTGAAATATCTAACACAAAAAATGTTTTACCCAGAAATATAAAGTGGTCTTATTCTACTTTTATATCAAGTGAAACCGCTTGGCTTATGTGGGATGCTTCTTTTGAGAATCCAGTTATTTACCAGGAAGTACAACCGGAAACATTCTCAATGGACGAGGACAAAATTTACACCAAGAATTTGTATTTTAACTTTTGCGCGCTTTGGAATTTTGGATGTAAACCAGCTATGGGATGTTTCTATAATGCAGGGGTTTAATAAAACTCCTGTTGTTTTTACCTAACACTGCTACGTTGGAGGTAATTTTTATGGATAATGTGTTATGTGAAGAACACACTAAACAAATAAGTAATTTATCGACTAAAATAGATTTAGTTAACAATAAACTTGACACAATGTCAGACATTATATTGGGTTATAGGACAGAGGCTGAGAGGCATAATAAATATATGCAGGATCTTTTAACTAAAACATTAGATAACACATTAGTAGATATCCGAACAGATAAGAAGTTTTATTTCAGTTTGATTACTAAATGTGTTACAGTTTTGAGTGCAATTGCTTTAGTTGTTTACAAGGCTAATGATTTATTAACTTTAATTAAATTTAAATAAAAAAAGGAAGTGATATAATGGGAAAGACAATTTTAGGTGGTAGCACATATAATGATTTCTACTTTGGCTCATCTAACATGCCTGCGAGTTCACAAGTACAAGTTGTGAGTTCTTCGGATACGGTTATAACTTCGCATGGTGTAACATTGTTAGATGGTATAGCGGCTAGAAGTTATACTACAATGAAGGCTCCTTTGACAGGTGTAAGAAAAGTAATCATAAATAAGTCTTCTACTGCCGCCGTTTCGGTGAATTTAGGTGTAACAATAGCCTACTCAACAGCAACAGCCACAGACACGCCACACATTTTGACTTTTACAACACAGGCAACACCAAGTTCAGTTGAATTAATAGGTCTTAGTACGGCATTATGGGGGCTGATTGGGTCATTAGGTGGTGTGAGTTTAAGTTCTTAGACGAGAAAAGGAAGTGATTTAAATGAGTTGTTCATATAGACCTAGTATACTATCTAAAATAGTGGGTTTATTAGGTCTTAAAGCCAGTTTATCAGGTGCAACATTCTCGGGTACAGTAAATTTAAGTAATTTAACAGCTTCAACTATGCTTCAATTAGATAGTTCTAAAAATATTGTAAGTAGTAATACATTAAGTACTTCATTAAATGCGGATAATAGATTTACAGTTTCAAATCCTAATACAGGGGTAGCAGCTACAGCAGGTATTAGAACGTCGGCAGATGTAGGTGGTACAATTTTACAAACGCTATCATCTAACTATGCAGGTACTTATGCCGGGGTAGCGCTAGCAGGTTTAAGTTATATAGGCAGTGAATCATCTAATTCAGGATTATTTATTACACAAGACGGAGCAAAACCAATATATTTAGCTACTAATGGAGTGATTAGACAAACTATAAATAGTGCTGGTAATATAGGTATAGGAACTACAACGTTTGAAACTTCACAAGTTGGTGGATTATCTATTAAACAAGGTACAGATGCCACAACTAATTCGGCAGATCAAATATCTATATACTCCACAGCAGGAGCAAACTCTACATTAGGTTTTTGTACAGAGCAAGCAGTAGCAACAGCAGCCGAAACTTCAGATAGAACTTTAACTGTAAAGATCAATGGCGCATTGTATAAAATGTTGTTAACTTATATTAGTGGATAAGGAGTGATAACTAATGGGAGTAATAAATGTTGGTGCTAAAAAAATAAGAACAGATGCTAAACTACCCAGTTATATTAGTCCAAATGATGCAGGAATGGCTGTGTATGCAGCCACAGAGGTTATAATTCCAAAGAATACATCTGCTTTGATACCTACAGGTTTTAAAATCGCAGTTCCATTTGGCACAGAGATTCAGGTAAGACCTAAGAATACTACAAATCCGTTAGATTTAGATTTAACAATAGACTCAATGCCTGGAACTATAAACTATAATGACAATGATGAGGAATTTGCTATAGTTGCAACTAACAACACTAACCATGAGATTACAATTACTAAAGGTAGTATTGTTGCCCAAATAATATTAATGGCAATACCTAGAATAAAATTTATTCTATAGAATAAAGAAAATAGTAACTAATATTAAAGAGTAAAACACTAAAAGTGTAGAAAGGGGTCAATATGAGTATAAAAGATTTACAAGATATTGCTGTAATGCTTCAACGCACACAGATAACAGGGCAGGAAGCTTTTAGGCTTGTCGAATTATTACAATTAATATATTCAGAAATAGATAAGTTAGGTAAGGTGGTAGACGATGATAGAGTGGGGTAAAGAAATATCAAAAAAAATAAAATATATTATACCAAACACTATTTCAAGTACAGGCATAACGGTACTAAGCTCAACGACTTATGGTGGTTTTTTTGACCTTACTATTTCTTGTAGTACTGGTAATATATACATTAATACTTTAACTACATCACCCACATCAACTAATTCTTTTCTTCTAGCTGAGGGTGATGTACTAAATTTACAAGTATCAAATTACCTATCTCTTTTCGGGGATTCTACTACAAGCGTGTATAAAGGAATAGTGTGGGATTATACCTAGACTTATACATAGCTGTAAAATAAATTGTCAATTTTACAAAAAACACATTATGTGGTTATAATGTGTTTTTTGTAAAATTACATGATATAATATTAATAACAAAGGTGGTGAAGTAAATGGCAGATGTGGAATTAAATGCTATAAGGTTAGAAGATGATGGTTCGGTATCACCTGATTCTTTAGTCAGGTTACAAAAGGATTTAAGCCATATTTTAAGTAATATAGAACCTAAGAATTTAACTCAAACTACTATTAATAATTTTGTGACAGGGTCAGGTACCCCTGATGTTAATATGTATGATTTTATAATGGATGCCTGGAGTAACACGTATGAAATTATATGCCCCTCTACACGTTATGGTTTTTCTACTAATTATTCTAGCAGCCCCTTATTTTTAAGTAATCTTACTGTATCCTGGCAATCTTTCCCATTAGGTTCAGATTGCAATACTATAATCGTATACCCTACAACAAAGAGCCCCATGACTTTCCAAAGGCAAATTCCACAATTTAATTTGCCAGATTCAATGATAAATTTAAGTACCGGGCAAAAAGGTAACGAGACAATTTACAATTCAAGCGATAGCTTAATATCAATATATTATGAGACTTATTATTTTGAATCTATGGGGGCATCGAGTGATATACATTTGATATTAGCTAACACTACATCTGTGACAGATCAGGCTATACAATTTAATATGGATGATTCAAGTGGTACCAGGGGTACAACTTTTATGGATAGGCATTATGTAAAAAGATTAGCTGATGGTGTTCAGCTAGGAGCTACACCTTTTAACCCAAACGCTAATACTGTTTTATGGCGGTTTAGAGCACATCACACAACAAACGCAGTGTCACCAGGTTATATTTCTTTTACTGCAATTGAGGTTGTGCCACCGAGCAGTGCGGGTTCAACCGTACTTGCCGGTTTAGGCAAGATGAATCCAGTATCAGGTTATGTGGATGCCATAGTAGAATCAAACCCAGCAGGTAACTTGGGTGTCATACAAATGGATAATATGTTACCAGTAGCTGGTAAAAAAAAGTATAGGATTTACACAAAAGATAATGATATAAACCCAAGTAGGAATCTAGACCAAATTTATCTTGCTAAAGATAATTACTATGATGAAATGAAATTATACATAGAATACGACCCAGTAGGAGTAGCGCGAGCTTTTACTACAAGCCTTACACCATTTGTCGGGTGGTACTCAGACATAAACAATTATGCAGGTTTCTACATGTCAACCGATGGGCTGGGTGGGGCTAAATTAGTTAGTGTTATTAATGGTAACTTATCTAGAGTTGAGACGACTAAATATAGGGCATATTATGGGAGTGGAACTTATCATTCACTTACACTAACAAAAAGAAAAAGCACAGACCCCACTAAGTACATATTAACTGCAAATATAACTGAGGTAAGCACGACAGCAATTGAGGGTACATTAACTATGGTTATGGATAATTGTACTTCTGATTTATTGGGTAGGGCTGTAGTTGGACGTTTTGATACTTCACAGGGTGAATCATTGTGTAGGCGAAATAAATACGTAATACAAGATTTTACAATAAGTTCGGAGGTGTAAAAAAAATGTCAATAACACATTTAACAGTTGGTAATATTATATCTTATGCGGATGAGATATACCCAAATAATATTTCAAGTGCAACTAAATATTTAATGGTTAATGATATACTAAAGGATATAAAACCTTTTACTATGACAACTGAATTTTCACCATTGAGTACTACACTAACTGGGTGTATAACCCTAACATCAGGTGTGAGTTCTTATAGCTTACCTAACAATGTTAGTATACAAGATATACGTAAATTTCTAGTAAACCAATCGACAGGGGCTTACACGAGTACGTGTAACGGTACATCCTATAGCTATAAAGGGCTAAATGATGATTATGAAGGTAATTGTTATTATGACGGTCTTAATGGGTATTTTGGTGTTTTCCCAACACCTACATCGGATGAAACGGGGCATATTGTAAAATTAAGATATCAAATTGCGCCCACGGTTTACACTACTTCAGATTCAACGACTTACCTCACACTAGACCCAGATTATGAGGAATTGTTAAAAATAAAATTAATCTCAAAAATAGCAAAATCTGGTGATTACCCGGATATAGACATGGCAAATAACTGGGAGTATGAGAGTATAGAAAAGCAAAAAACAGTAAAATTAAGGAATAAACAAAAACAACAGAAGCAAAGAGGTGATCGGATATCTTATAAGGATTGGACGTGGTAAAATGGCTTATTGGAAAATAAACAGTAATAGAAAAATCACTACAAGTGTAAAACAATTTGGTGCTGGATTAAATTTAGATATTGACGAAAGTGTTTTGAATGATTATGAATTAACGGATGTACTTAATATGTGTTCGGATGATACACCTGTAATCCGTACAAGAAATGACAGGATTCAATTGAAATTACCGGCATTAGGCAGTGATGCATCTATAGGTCAACGTAATGACCAATATATAATGGCTATAGATGGTGTTAATTGGAAATATGCGGACCCAGGTTCAACGATTTGGACATACATATCTACAAGTATGACACCAACTTATCAAGCGAACAGTTTTGTAGAGTTGACTCGACAGACAGATAAGCATACTATTTGCGCACAGTCCAATTCATCGGGAGACCAAATTTATTCATGGGATGGCTCAACATATCTGAGTTTGACGTCGAATGCTCCAAGAAGTATAATGTTTGCATGCAACAAATACAGAGTTTTTGGTGTTACAAGTGATAAACGTACAGTAAAACACAGTGCATTATCATCTGTGACTGATTGGATAACTTCATTGGATGCTGGGAGTATTACAATTACAAATGCAAAAGGCAATATAAAAGCTATAACCGCTTTTCAAGGGCACATATTAATCTGGACAGCCAACACTTTTCATGAACTTTATGGGTCATCACCTGATGATTTTAATCTGGTAGATATATCCAACAGTATAGGTTGTATTGGAAGTAGATGTTTTTGTGAATGCAATAATTCTTTATATTGGTTGCATAAATCAGGTTTGTACCAATATACTGGTGGTATTCCTAAGAAAATAAGTCAAAAAGTAGATAATTTATTTAAAACTATGGATTTTGAATATAGTGGCGCTTTTGCAGTAATGGGCGCACAAGGAACTAAATTATATATTTCATTCCCCTCAGGCGCAGGTCAAAATTTCAATAATAAATTAGTTGTATATGACACAGACAAGCAAACTTGGTTTGTAGAAAATGATTACTGGTTTTCATTTACCACTATACAAGGTAAATTATATGGTCTTAAAAATGGTGGTACAATTTGGGAAATGTATTCAACAAGTAAAACCGGGTATGACATAACCTCTACTGGAAATTCAACTGTAATAAATTGGAATTTCATTACAAAAGGTTTTAAAACTGAAGACCCATCAAAAGATGGTGTAGTTAAAAGTATGTGGTTAGAACATCTAGGTACCACATCGGCAACTATAGGAGTCAATGTATCGACTAACATTGTATCACCTACATGGTCAACAATTGATTCTACATTTTTAAATCAAACTGAATTAACCAAAACTAGATTAATGTTACCTTATACCCAGGCTAAGGGTTCTATGATAAATAAATTTAAGGTTTATGGTACAGGACATAAAAAAATTAAAGGTCTTTATGTTAAGACTTTAAAGAGAGGCGATCGTGATGGCTAATTTTGACGAATTCATACGAGGGTTAGGTAATAACAAAAATAATATTCCTAACACCCCACCAGCTACGGTACCAACAATTAATAACACACCAACAAGTACACCAACAAGTACACCAACTACTCCGCAATTACAAACTTTTCGTGATTATGCTACAAATTTGGGGTATAATGTTGATTGGAATCCGAATCAAGGAGTTCTTATAAATAATAACCCTTATGATGTATCCAAACAAGGATTAAAATTAGTAAATGGTAGTTATACCGGAACACCAGATCAATACGATAAAGTACTTAAAAGTATTAATCCCACGCATCAAATAAGTGTAAGGGAACAATTAGAGAAAAATGGTTTTCAAGTAGGTTATGACCCGAATTCAAAATCTATTCTAGTTAATGGAACACCAGTTAATCCTAACCAATATGGATTTTCTAATGTGAATGGTAGGTATATGGGTTCTGGTGAAGCTGTAGACAAGTTGGTACAGTCATTTAAACAACCTCTTACACCTCCTGACACTTATGCCACACAAAAACAAGATACTTTAAATCAACTTAATAATACACCACAATACCAAACATCACCAGAGTTAACTGATTACATGAATACATTATTAAAAAATCAAGGAAATGTAACACCGTATAACCCAAATACAGATCAATCTTTAAACATAAGCCAACAACAAGTACAACAACAAGTACAAGAGGGAATGGCAAAAAGGGGTATGCTGTACTCAGGGGAAACAGCTTCAAATGTTGCACAGGAAATGGGTAAATTAATACCACAATATGAGTCAGCATATTACACAAGACAAAATGAGGATTATAACAGAAAATTACAATTAGCCCAAACAATGACGAACTGGGATAACAGTATGTATCAACGTAATTCTGACACATACGACAGATTATTAAAGAAGGGTGATTATATTAATAATCTAAGTTCACAAGATTTAGAATTATATAAAACTACCAGAGCTAATATAGTAGAAGAACAAAATAGAGCTTTTGAAAATAAAAAGTTGGATTTAGAGCAGAAACAAAATGAAATAGATAATGCTTATAAAAAAATGGATGCCACAGGTGTGGTCGATAATGAATCCAGTAAATTATTGGGCTTGCCTGTTGGTTCGGAAGTAGGGTGGGCGAAACAAGAAGCCTTAAAACAAAAAAATGAACTTGTTATAATGGCTAAAAATAATGAGTATGACCAAAAGAAATTAGATACTGAATACAAAAATGAACAAAAATTAGTTATAGATAGAGAGAATAGTACAAAACGTATTAATGCACAAGAACAACAATTTAATGTACAGAATAAAGGTATTGAACAACAAAATACATTAGAACAATTCGCCGTACAACACGGGTATGACATGGATAAATTGAATGCATCAGGTAAACAAGATGTGGAAATGTTGTATAAAAAATACAATTTGGAAAACGGTATATCAAAATCTTTAGGTTCTTTGAGCTCGACTTATGAGTCCAATGGTAACCCGGGTACTATAGCAAATAATTCCGGTGATGTGGGTGGTAAGTCTTATGGAGCTTGGCAAATAGCAAATAACACAGGCACACTTCAATCGTTTATCAATTGGACTAAAGATAATGACCCGTCAACATATAAGGCATTAATGGCAAATGGGGCTAAAAAAGCAGATTCCACTTTTGATAAAAACTGGAAAGCATTAGCTAATCAAAGTGGAGAAACATTTTTAGAAACGCAAAAGAAATTTATAGAAGAAACACATTACCAGCCATTAGTTGATAATGTTAAGAAAACATTAGGTTTGGATGTAACAAAAAGGAGTTCTGCTTTGCAGGATGTAATTTGGTCTACGGCGGTACAGCATGGTGGCGGCACTTCTGTAGTCACTAATGCACTCAAGGGTAAAAACTTGAGTAAAATGACAGATGCTGACATGATTAGTGCTATCTATAAAGAGAGAGATAAGCAAATTTCAAAATCGAATAACAGTAATGCCGTTATAAATAGTGTGAAAAGTAGATACAAAGCTGAAGAAAAACAGGCGCAAAAAATGCTGAGTAATGAAGAGTTCCCAGAAGGTAAAGTAAACAAAGATATAAGTTCTGCTATTTCTTCATATGTGGATAACAATTTATACGAAAAAAATGGTAAAGGGAAAAAGACAACTTTGAAAAAAACGGATGTAGCTAATTATCTTTTAGATCAGGCCCAAAATGGTGTAAATGGAGCTACACTGAAAATAATCGAAACAAAATACGGAATCACTAATAAAGATTATGATAATGCTATAAAAAATCAGGCAAAATAGAAGGATAAGCCACTTGGCTTATCCTTCTATTTTGCTTCAATTTGTGTGAATTTCACACCAGGTAGGATTTCTTTAAAGCCCAAACTATTACTTAATTCGACCACTCTTTTTTTTGCTAACTGGAAAATATCTTTATAAAATAATTTTTGTTGCATGCCTTCTACGATTGCCTGTTTAACTATCATGTCAGCTATTATTATCTTAGACAATTGATCTATACTTAATATTTCTCTTACATTTTTAAACTTTTCCAGTAAAATGAAAAACGCTGAATTTTCCATTTTACTAAAAATCATATAGTATTTATCCGCTGATTGACTTCCTTGTGATTTTGCATACTCTATAAATTCTTTAATTGTGTCGGTTTCTTGTTTTCTACCTAGAATACTTTTACCCCTGCTTAATTTGTATTCTTCATTTGCTTTCATGGTTTTTTGGCTAAGTATCCAATTTTCCATATTAACAAATTGATCTGCTATTTCCAACTTTGCCTTCATAACTGTATCCAATTCGCTTGCTTTAGTTCTCATATTTGTAATTAGAAAAATGTATTGTTTTTTGTTTAATGAATATATCTTTTTAGTTCCTCCGCCTTTTTCTCCAGAATTTGGAACATTTTCAAAGTGAAGAACCCCCAACATTTGCAACTCTTCTTTGTATACATTTACCAAATTATAAATTACCTTGTGTTGTCTATTTAATTTTTTTGCTAACACATCAGTATCAACATACACTTCATTATTTTTAATAATCACTAAATTTTCCACCATTTACACCACCTTTACTAATTGTAATTATAACGCATTTACCCTATAAAGTAAAGAGCCAATTTATTTGACTCTTTTTAATTTGGTTTCTTGCAAAAATACTTTTTTCCTCTTTTTCCAGAAGTTAGGACATTTTCAAAAGTGAGTATTCCTTCTGTAGGTCTACCTCCCTCTTTTCCCTTTTTCTGTTTTCTCCGTTTCAAACGGAAGTATTCCAACCTATTTATTTATTGTTGGCTTGTTTTATTACTTTTCTAGCTAAATATAATTTCTGTGATTTGTCAACACCAATATGATATAATTAGTAAAAACAGATAGAAAGGTGATTCGCAACTATGGGTATAAGAGATTATATGGGTTCTATGGGACAACAACGTAGAGCCAAACTTTTTCAAGATATAAAGGATGAAAATGATAAGGCTTACCAACAATCAGTAGAAGATTATAGGACAACTACTAAGTCTACACCACCTTTTTCAGATACGTATAAAAAGAGTCTTATGACAAAAAGTGTAAATTATCAACCTGCTACAGAATTAATTAAACCCGTAAAAGAAGAACCCTATACTAAAACATATGGTTCACCTTTAGCTACAGCAAACGTAAATAAGAATTATGATAAAACATCCACAGGTCAATATGCTATGTTGATGGATGATGAAAAAGGACAAGCCACCATAATAAAACTAAATAAAATTCAAAATAAAAAAGCATACTATACTGATAAGAATGGAAAAAAACTGAGCACAGATTATACTAATGTATTTACTCAATCTGATTTAAAAGCACAAGGCTATAAAACAAATAAAATTTCACCTTCTATGGACACAAGAGCATTTGCAAAAGAGTATTCTAATAAATTGGGTGAAACTGTAAAATCCAATTATGATTTTATGACTAAGCCAACATCCTTTACAGAAAGAGTAAGCCAAAATATACAAAACACAGCATTAGGTGAAACAATGCCAAATGGGTATGATACTGGAAGTGATGTTAAAAATACTATAGCGGATTTAATCGGTCAAACCCTTGGATATATGGCTCCCCAATCAGGAGGGGCTAGTGCTTTTAAATTAGGTGAAAAAATAGCCTCTGAATTAACACCCAAACTAATAGAAAAAGGATTACTAAAAGGTGCGCAAGTACTTGAAAAACCTGTTATAGGTGGTGTGATAAAAGGAGCTACCGGAGGTTTAGCCTCTGGTGTACCTATTGGCTTGTCTGAATCAGGAGCCAGAGGCTATAACTTAGGTGAAACTGCAAAACATACAGCTGAGGTAGCTGGAAGTTTTGCTATATTGGGTGGTGCTATAGGTGGTGCGGCAGGGGGTTTAGTAAAAGCTAAAGGAGCATTAACAAAAGCTGTAGACGAATTAGTACCAACAAAACCAATTAGTTCATCAGTTGGTAATGAGGCTAATGTAAATTTAGAAAGATTACCAACTAAAATGACACCTAATCAAGAATTGGAATCCTATAAAAATAATCTAGTACGTACTCAAAAAGATATAGATCAAGCCTTAATTCCAGCTAAAGAAAAATACGGCGAAGAATTAAAATACATGAATGTTGATAAAGTAAAAGCTGAAACTGGAGTTGATATCCCTGCACTTAATGAAAAATTACAAGTAGCTAAGGCTCAAGTAGAAAATCAACAGTACAAATTACGTAACAATGAAAATGTTAGAGTGCTTAATGAACAACCAATAGCTAAACAAGAAAAAATAATAAAAGCTGAAAACAATAAACCTTTAGTAGAAAAAATTCAAGTAGAAAAGGCAATAAGAAACGAAAAAATACAAAAAGCGGCACAAAATGTATCAGATAAACAAATTTATAAACAAAAATTGATAAAAGAAAAAACAGAAACCCTTGCAAAAACACAAGAGAAATTTGATAATGCCAAAATTGTGATTAAAGAACAAACCGGAAAACATATTTTGGCATTAGATAAAAATGGCATAGCAGAAATCAAAAAAAATACAGGTATTGACATAAAAAAATTAAGTGAAGATTTAAAAACACAAAAAAAAGAATTGGATATTATAAAAAATACTAAAATAAATGATATAAAAATACCAGAAAAAATAATAAACATGGGCGGTTCTGTAAAAGGTGGTTCTGTAAAAAATGTTAAGTACAAAGAAACTAAACAGATTGAACCTAGTGGGGAGTTTAAACAGGTTAAACAAACAGAGATTAAAGAGACTAAACCAACAGAAGTTAAACCAGCAGAAGTTAAAAATGTTAAGGCAGTTAATCAAGCAGAAGTTAAACAAATTAGACCAACAGAGATTAAAGAGACTAAACCAACAGAAGTTAAACCAACAGAAGTTAAACAAATTAGACCAACAGAGATTAAAGAGACTAAACAGGCAGAAACAAAACAAGTTAGACCTATAAGAGTAAAACGAATTAAACCCAAAGAGGTTATGCCCACAAAAGAAAGTAAATTTGAGTCCACGGTAGTTAAGTCGGAGATAACACAAAAAGGCACAAAAAAAGAGATAAGCAAAAGACTACCAACTGAGTATGAGACAACAACTAACCAAGGTGATTGGGAAAAAGCTGTAGGACATGTTAATGCTAATTCAGAAAAAGTACTATCAGATTTACATAAAAAGCAAGTATCAAAAGGTAAATGGACTTCACTTGATGTATCTAAATCTTTGGCACTAATGGAACATTATGAGAATATAAAAGATTTCAAAAAAGTTTCTGAGGTACTAGAAGTTCTTACTAAAGAATCATCCATAGCCGGTCAAAACATACAAGCATTAACAATGTGGAATCGAAGATCACCCAGCGGCATATTAGCCCTTGCTAAAAAATTAAAAGTAAATTCTCTAGCAAGTAAAACTGAAAGACAACTTTTATCAGAAATGAAACTATCAAAACATCCAGAATTCGAAAAGTATAATTCTGAGTATAACACATTGACTGCGAGGATAAAACAGATACAGAAACAATTAAGATCGAAAGGGTGCAAAATGTAATGAGTGTATGTGATGAAATAAAATTATTACTATCTACGGAGTTAAAAAAACAAGAAGCTTTTTTGACTAAAATACGAGGTAAAGTAGGCACACTAGATGAGGCTTCACAAAAAGAAATATGGGATTTAGCTTCTGTTTTGAGAGAACACGGTACTAGTAGTATTGAGGGAAGGATAGCTTTGTCGAAATTAAATATTGCAATGTCTTCTTTTGAGAAAGTGACTTACTTAGAAAAAGTTAAAGCACTAATTCGGATTAGTACACTATTAAATCCTGCTACCATGATACGTAATGTCGCTGGAAATGCACTGAGTGTCGGCATATCAGGTATAGAAGAAAGTACAATAGCCCCGATAATAGATAAATTAACTTCATTAGTTACAAAACAAGAATCGAATTATGCTTTTTCACCTTTTACTAAGTGGGATAGTTATGGAAAAGGTTTTATTAACGGTGTTAAAACTTGGATTAGAGGTTACAAAGAAAAAGTTAACTTATCTCTTACTACAGCAGGTCAACTGGAGATAAAAGGTTCTGGAAAGATATTTAGAAGTAATAGTCCCATATCAAAAGTGCTGAATACGTTAGATCAAACAGTACGTCAAGGATTAGCGTTGGGGGACATACCCTTTTTCGAAGCCGCTATGAGTGCAAGGGCAAGCGAATTAATGAAGTTGGGAAATACAAATAAATTAACTCTGGAGCAACAAACTGAAGTAATGAGATATGCATTGGATAAAGTATTTATGGATAAAAATAAAATTTCAGAAACTGCAGGGGCTATAAAAAGAGTTACTGCTGATATTCCAGGTCTAAATATTTTGATGGAATCCTTTTTTCCTTTTGTGCAAACCCCAGGAAGTATATTAAATAAAATTGCAGACCACACACCGATTGTGTTAGGGAAATTAGTCGCACAAATGGGAGAGACTCATACAACTGGGAAATTTGATCAAAGATTATTTGTTGATCGTGTTTCAAAATTTATATCCGGAACAGGCATATTAACACTAGGTACAGTTTTAGCCTCTAAAGGGATTATCACACCTAGCCCAAAAAAAATTGGTAGTAAAGAACAAAAGTTTTCAGAATTGCAAGGTCAAAGAGAATATCAGTTAAAAGTTGGAAATAATTATTACGCAATAAATTGGGCAGACCCAGTTGGCACACTTTTCGCTATGGCGGCAGATGCTTACGACCGATCAAAAAATGAAAAAGGCATAAATAAAGTAACAGCCGCCATAGAAGCTTCAGGTGATGCATTTATTTCACAATCATTATTTAGGACACTAATTAATACATTATCAGGATATGATACCACTAAGAATGTAAGTGAAAATTTATTACTATCTACTTTAATTATGGAACCAACATTACTTAAAAAAACAGCACAGGCAATAGACCCCGATTTTGTAGAAACTTATGATAATAACATATTGAAATCATATTATAATAGAGTTATTCAATATATACCAGGGTTAAAAGAGACAATGCCGAAAAGGTATAATATTTTAGGTGAAATTGTTAAATCAGATATGAACCCAGCAGAAACACTATTTTCACCTTCCGTTAGAACAAAGAGTAATAATAGAGGTATACTAAAAGAAATTAATAGGGTATTTAAATCAACCTCAGATGTAAAAGTTTTACCTTATATCCCTTCAAAAAAAATATCATACGAAGGGAAACAATTTACAATTACTAACAATAAACAATTTTCGGATTGGCAAAAAATATTAGGTCAAAGCCAAAAAGCCGCTTATAAATCAGCCCTGAATGACACTTTTTATAAAACGACAGATGATGATTCAAGCAAAGCTTATATAATACAGACCTATTTAGATTTTTTCAAAGAACAGGCAAAAGAAAAATTTTTAAAAACTGTTGACAATGAGTAGTATTTTGTAGTAATATAAAGTTACGATAAAAAAAAGGAAAGGAAAAACATTTAATGCGCAAAACGGTTACCCATAATGTCTCAGTAAAGAACGACGTAGATGCTTACATTAACAATTTTGCTAAAAATTCTGGCTTATCTTATTCTTCTAGTTTATGCTTTTTAATAAAAAAAATAATGAATGGAGATGTATTAATTGAAAAAGATTGAAAACAAAAACGGTATTATTACTTTGGCATTAGGTGAAATCACAGGGCACCACCACTCTATCCTATGCACAGACGCACAAGCTGAGTTATTCGAAGATAAAAACGGAAAAAGGATTTTAAGTACAAAAGAAGAGATTGAGTTAGACCATCAAGAACATGGTGTAGTCTTGTTACCGGCTAAAACCGAATTTGAAGTATATATTCAAGAAGAATACAATCCTTTAAGTAGAGAAAACAGAAAAGTAGTAGATTAGAAAGGCGGCGGCTAATCGATGATTGAAACAGTTGACACAGAATTGATGGAAAAAGTTAGAGATAAATACATAAAACTGGGTTTATCAACAGAACAATACACACAAAAATTCGCTGAAAATATAATTTCACAAGTATACAGCAATCTAGGATTAAAAATGCCTGAAGTTTTAATCCTAGCTTCTAGAAAAAGTTTAATCGATTATCTTGGTAAATCACCGGACATAACATTTTCATTATATAACTACGATGCCATGGCATTCTACAATTATTTTTCGCATTTTATTCCGGAGGTTAAAGAAAAAACTAAAAACTGGGATTTATTAATTAATCTTGGTGAAGTGGTACTATATGAGAGGCAAGCTATCTGTATACAAAGACCAACAAAATTATGGCTGAATAATGCAAAACAATTACACAATAATGATACATACGCGATTGAGTTTTGCGATGGAACCGGATTTTGTTTTTGGAATGGTATACCCTGCGAAGATAGAATTATATTTAACCCTGAGACTATAACAAAAAATGAAGTTTTATCATGCACTAATAAAGAATTACAAAGGGTATTAATGGCTAAGTTTGGAATCGAAAATTTGGATTTAAAGGTTTTAGATTCCAATGATTGGGGTACATTAGTACAAAGTGAATTAAGAGATGTAAACGGAGATATCCAAAAATTTATAAAAGTTGTAAATACAACACCCGAAGTTACTTTGAATTTATCAAAACAAGAGATAAATGATGTTTATAGGTATTTACAAAAAGATAAAAAATACAAACATATCACAAATTGCTATAGACACGGTGATGTAGTACTAATTGATAAGAATAAAAAAACTTTATCATATCAAGAGTCCACAAGATTAACAAATGAATTTAAAAAAGAATTAGAAGATACATTAAAAAGTATATTGAAACAAAAAAAAGCAGATGATAAAATAATTTACAAAGATTATTATCTACAAGTTCACCCAACATGTAAAACGGTAAAAGAAGCATTTGAGAAAACACTATATAAATTTAGACCCGATTTTATACCTGTAATACAGTCCTAAATCTTTTCTACACACAGATAAGCTTATCTGTGTGTAGAAACACGATAAGAAAGGAAATTTTTTTAATGAACAACGAATGGCGTGCGAGTAAAGAACTACAACGTGATAATTTCATGACAGAAGAGGAAAAGACACGAATAAATAAGTATGTGTCAGAAATACAAATTGCGAGTTCGCGATTAGATAGTGAAAGAGAAAAATGGTCTGAGATTGACAAATACTATGCAAATAAACAAGACGATAGACCAAAAATGCCAAATTCAAAAATGAATATAATATGTTCAACGGTCGAAGGGGAAATTGCTGAGATGCTTGAACAAGATTTTGCAACAGCAGTAAAAGCAGAAGACCCTGCATCTTTGGAATATGCAAAAGGTGTAAAATTATTTTTGGATTGGACATTAAGGAAAAATCATTTTAACAAAAAACAAGAAACACACGAAAGAAGAAGAATAAAATTTGGTATAGGTATATTTAAAGTTTGTTTTGATGAAACTGCTTTTGGTGGATATGGCTTATGCAAACTTGAAACACCCAGTATAGATAAAGTGTATTTTGATTCGATAATAGGGAGTTTAGATTCAGAGGCTATTGAAAATTCAGAGTATATTTATGAAACAATTAATATGGGATATGAAGCCGCAAAAAAATTCTATGGTAAAGAAAAAGCCGACAGTATTGATTATGGCGTTAATCAATACTGGGATGGGAAAGTATTTGATAGAGAAATTCCTTTTGACTCTGAGAATGCCTGGACACTGATTCAAAGGTGGTCAAAACCAGATGGTATTTTAAGAGTAGAAGAATTTTCACATGACGGATTACTGTTATACGACAGTCATAAAGTTGGTACAAGAAAAGATAATCAAAAAAACAATAAGGTACAAAAAAAATCATATTATTCAAAAGTTTTTGATAGATACCCATATTTTGTAACCGGAGTTTATCAAGAAGAAAGTAGCTTGTATGGTTTTGGTGATGGTGAGTTGTTATTACCACTCCAAAAAATGATAAATAATTTATATGATAAGATTCAAATTGCGGCTAGACCACCAGCTGTATTAGTAGACAGTAATACGAATGTAGACATTGATAGTTTTGATGAGGACTCATTTGCGCCCGTTTATTATGATTCCTCACCAAACATGGAACCTATTCGTACAGTAAATTATGGTGGGGTGAATGATGCATGGTGGCGATTACTAGATTATATCAGGAGCGAATCACAAAGAGTAGTTCGGTTTTCAGATATGATGATTGGTCAATCACAAGGTGGTACAGCGACAGAAGCCTCAATAAATCAAAAACAGGGTATAAAATGCGCTTATCAGAAACAGACACAATTCCAAGATACTATACAAGATGTTTGTGAATATATGGTGTGTTTAGCACAAGAGTATCACACTGGAAAATACTTTAGTACTGGCAAAAAGGATGAGTACCATTATGTGGATTTATCAAAAGATAAAGTTAGAGTAATGAAACCCGCAGGAGCAGGTTTCACGCGTGAATATATGGCACTCCATCCAGACTCTGAAATGCCAAAATATGAAATGACAGATATAGAAAAAAATCCGGAGTACAATATTGAAATTACTATAGGTGCCGGAATGCCAAAGACACCATCCTTCCTATACAGTATGGTTGAAAAACTATCACAAATGCAATCTATTGATGAACAGGGACAACCAAAACCCGTAATCACCTGGCAGGAATTAAGAGAATTCATTAAAACTTATTTAGGCTTATCTCTTGATGATAGTGAGGCACAAAAAATGTTTTCACAACCAATAGGTGCTCAACCAAACGCCCAACAGCCCTCAACAGGTAGTCTCGATCAAATGCCCGCTCAGAATTTAGCAAACTCAATAAAAAATGAGGGGGGTTTATGAGTGATGATTCTGGGTTTAATAATTGCAAAAGAGACAAGCTTAAGATGCCCCAAAAAAAACATAAAGAAAATGAATAAGCTAGAGCGGACTTTACCAGAAGCTGTCGCTGAAATAGCTTATTGGAGTAACCTAGATGTAACGGCATTATCATCAAGTTCACAAAGAATATTAAACCTGTACCTATACACTACAAAGCGCATAAAAAGACCTGAACATTTAGATTCAGATGAAACATCTATATGTGACATAGTGAACCACGCATTAGATTATTTGAATACTTACACATTTGAAGCCGTAATGTTGCTACAACCAACGAATCCTCTTATTGATGAAGAAGATATTAACAGTGTTATTAAACTGCATAAAGATGGGTTGTCAGTTGTTAGTGGTAAATACAGTTTTATCAAAAATGAAGACACATTAGGCGCAAAAAATATTTTTCAACGCGATGGTTCTATAATACTTACTTCTGTAGAAAACATAAGAAAAGGTATTTTATTACCGAAAGAACACCTAAAATATGAATTACCTTTTCATAGATGTATTGATATAAATGATGAAAATGATTGGAAAATGGCTGAACTATTATTAGATTGGGGTGGTAAAAATTAATTTAGTAATAATATTTATCGTAATAGCCCTGGTACTTAACTGGGTTGGTATATTTTATCTTTTATATGTTATACGTAACTTCTTAGCAAATATTAATTTAAGACTAGCTAATCTCGAAAAAAACAGAGAAAATGATAGGCTCGAAGAATACAAAGATTCAAATGGGTTTTACACAAGAAGGAAACGGTCATGACAAAAAATAATATTTTACTAAAAGTAATGAAAGATAGTCCACATTTAAAACACATATTAACCTCTGAAAAAGTAAAACGAATGTGTCTCATTGAAAATAGGTTTCCTTTCGTTAAACTCCCAGTATGTTCTGGGTGTGAAAGGCTAGGTCTATGGACACATTCAAAAAGACCAAATGAAAAATTAGCTTATTGTGATGTATGTGGTACTTACACAGTTAATCCCAGGTCTTATGCTGAGTACTTAAGTGAAGGTCTTGATATCGATTCCTCAGGGCATACTTTTAGATCACTATCGGAAGCACAAAAAACTAAAATTGGAAAGGATAGGGTGTTATTTATACCCGACAAATAAGATGAAAGACAAAATTGAATTTAAACAATTTTTAGGAAATGTACTTGGATTCGACTATAAAAATACAACCTTTGAATTCATAGACCATGAACTTACATATTATTCATATAAGGGGCTTTGCCTAAATCCTAGATTTCATGGTGGTAATTTAAGAAAAATAGGTTATCTAAAAAATGGTTTGTATGTTCTAATATCATCAATACCTGATAATGTTTTAGGTATAGCCATTAGCGATTGGAACACTATAGACTTGTCTGTTCTAAAATCAATTGGTGAGGTGTACCATATTCCATACAAAAATGGAACCTCAAAAGAAAAATATGTAGAGAAATTGGAGGAATTTTTTAGTGAAGGGCAACAATAAAACCAATCCAGATAGAAACATAGTGCAATTCAGAATAACTGAAAATTACAGAAAACTTTTTGACGAGATCGAGTCTGGTGATCGCGCGGAGTATATCCGTCAGGCTGTAAGAATTAGACATGCGCTTCTAAAAGATATGACAAACGATCAATTGGTTAATAACAGTACTAGAAAAGGGCTAATACCATTCTTGAAGGAAATGATAAATAAATTGGATTGAGTTGTGTGATATGACTAAAAAAGATATTGAATTAATACTAAAAAAATATGATACTTTGAGTTTACAAGAAAAAAAAGTAGCAAATATGTTATATGAGGATTATCTACTAAATGAAAAAACTGGTAGCTATTTAAAGTATGTCTACTATGTTCATAACAGAGAGCTACTAACTAATCATAAAAACTTAAACCCAAAAGAAAAAAAAGCATTAATTTGGTATCCAGGAAAACACTGTATTTACATTTGTGATTTAGTGGATAAACTATTGACCGACAAACTTATCTCGGCTTCTGGGGAAATATCTGATATCCTTATATTGTCAATTCCACCTCAAAATGGTAAGAGTACTATGATTACTGAAACTCTACCAGCTTTTTACTTAGGAAAATATCCAACAAGAAAAGTGATTGAAGTTTCTTATGGGGACAGCCTTTCAAAAAGGTTTGGGAGGAGAAATCGACAAAAGATAGAAGAGTTTGGAGAAGAACTATTTGGAATTAGATTAAGCCCCACCAGAAATACAGATCAAGAATTCGAAGTAGATAAGCACAAAGGAAGTATGATATCTAGAGGTATTCTTGCGGGGATAACAGGAAACCCTGCGGACCTTATAGTCATTGATGACCCTGTTAAGAACCGTTCAGAAGCAGAAAGTCAAGTTAGAAGAGATAAAATTTGGGATGAGTATTTAAATTCAATCAAAACTAGACTTAGTGCAAAAGGTAAACTTATTGTCATCATGACTAGATGGCACCATGAGGATTTAGCCGCACAAATAGCCGCTAGTGAAAGTGGAGTAACGGTTGTAAATATTCCAATGGAAGCCGAGGATAATGATATCTTAGGTAGAAAAAAGGGTGAATCCCTTTTTCCTGAAATCGGTAAAGATACAAAATGGATGCAAAAATTTAAAAAAGTATTCATAAAAGAAGAAGGTATGCGGTCATGGTATGCTCTGTTTCAGGGGAAACCTACTGCCGAAGAAGGTAATCTGGTTAAAAATTATTGGTGGCGATATTGGCAACCAAATACCAATAATACACTACCTATGATTAAAACTACAAATGAAAATGGTGAAATCGGATATACAAAAGCAATAAAACTACCAGAAGACTTTGACGAAATAATTCAATCCTGGGATTGTAGTTTCAAAGATACAACTACTTCTGATAAAGTAGCAGGTGTGGTAATGGCTAGAAAAGAATCAAACATATTTATACTTGATTGTGTAAATAAACAAATGAATATTATTGAAACAATACAATCTATAGAAGTGTTCAATAAATTATACCCAAAGATAAAAAGGCATTTAATCGAAGAAAAGGCAAATGGCGCGGCAGTTATTCAGATTTTAAGCAGAAAAATGACGGGCATCATTCCCATAAAACAAGCAGGAACTAGCGGGAATACTAAAGAATCTAGGGTAGTGGCAATAAGCCCACCTATTGAATCAGGTAATGTGTATTTACCACATCCTTCTTTATTTGACTGGGGCTCTGAACTACTAGCGCAATTCGGAACCTTCCCACTAGGAAAATTTGACGACATCGTAGATGCGGTATCACAGGGTATAAACGATTTAATGTATAGGAAACTTCTTATTGGTTCAAATGTTGAAAAAGGTGTCAAGGGCACAACGAGTTTAGCTTATCTTAAAATGAAAGGTTATAATATGATGCAGATTAGAAAAATGGTAAATTCAGGACAAGTTAAATTGATTGAGGGTGAAAGATTATGAAAATTAAATTTCTTAATAAACCTACTAAAGAATTTGAAAAAGGAATTGAACTTTTAGGAATAACTACAACTACAACTTTGGATTGTGATATTATATACACTCACATGAATAGTTTTTGTATACCTGAAGCTTTTCCAAATTTAAAATTTGTCGTTTGCCCCCAGACTGACATATCGCATTTACCTGAATTTGATAAAATAATTTTTTTAGACGATAAAGATTTCTTGGCTAAAAACGTTTGGTCTACAGCAGAACATACTCTTTCTTTATTACTTCAATTAAGTAAAATAATGAATCAAGAAATAAGAGGCAAGCAAATTTGTATTTTAGGCTCAAGGGGGAGAGTGGGTACACAACTTAGATTTTTATTGAATGGTTTTGATTGTGAAATTTTGGGAATCGACAAACATAACCTACACAAAATGAAATATTATTTTTCTATAGCAGATATCATAACAATACACATCAATAATACCGAAGATAATTCTAATTTTATCAATGGTGAAAAACTAGGTTTTATAAAAAATAATAAACCCTTAATAATTAATACTTCTAGATCAAATGTTTTGAATGCCGATGACCTTTTAAAATCTTTAAAAAAAGAAAAAGTAAAAGGGTTTGCACTTGATGTTACTGAAAGTTATACAAAAAAACAAAAGAAAGAATTCAATATTTTAGTATCTGAAAATAGAGGCTTAATAACTAATCATATTTCAGGAAAAAGTAATGAGTCCAGAGTATTAACAGATATGTATTGTCTAGAAAAATTGAGAAAGGAAATTATGGAATTATGAAAACCGAAAATCACAAGTGCTTTTTATGTGGCAGAAATCTATCATTGGAAAACACAATCTGGGTAAGTACAAAAAATAATAAATTAAAAGATGATGAGGGAAAACCAATACATACAATTAATGTATTGTGTGATTGTGGTCTTGCACAAGTGTATAATCCATTGACAGCAGAATCGTTAGACTATTTTTACAAAGAACAAAATGGAATAAGTCCTTATCGTAAGCTGTACCCTTGCCCTGAGTATGATGTGGTACTTCATACTACTAATATGATAGAATTTATTCAAAATCAGGATAAACCATTAAGGGGTACAACACTAATAGTTGGAGGTGGTAGTCTAACACAACAAAGTATATTGGAAAAAACTTTTCGTACTCCTATGTTTACACTAGACCCATCTTTGGAACAACAGGATAGACCTCTACGATTCGATAATTTGATTTGTATGAATACATTAGAGCACGTTTATAACCCAGTTCAATTCCTAGAATACTTAAGTACTTTAGCAAAAACACTTTACTTATCTGTGCCAAACTTGATAAGTAATAGTATAACAATGCCCAATGACCAATGGTTTTCTAGAGCTCACATTTATCATTTTACTAACTACTCACTTTATAGGACTCATACCAAAGCAGGTTGGGAAGAAATTGACAAAGGTGAATTCAATGAAAGAATGGGTAGTAAAATTTATCTTAAACTATTTTATAGAGGTGAACCTTATAAAAAAGATTGGACACAATACAGATCAAATTGTTTACCTGAAATAAAAAATTATGTAAAACTCAAAGACACAATTTCAAAATATTTGGAGGTTTTCAATGACAATTGACGAGAAGAAAACAAAATTAAAAGCTACAGGCGCCCTTAAACTGACCAATGATGAAAAAGAAAAAAAAGCAAGCTTATCTCAGAATAAAACTTTTGTAATTGGAAAAATATTACCACCCGAAATACAAAAGTTAAAAACCAAAGAAAAAGTTGCAATTATAGGTTTCGCTCCGAGTTGGAAAGAAGCTCCCTATTCGGATGAAACTTTTGACATCATAGGGATAAATGAATTATATATGCAAGCTACAAACAGAAGGTTTACTTTGTGGTCAGAGATACATGACCCTTACTCACCCAGTAGAAATTATACAGAACATCACGAATTCCTAAAAACAACAAAATTACCACTTTTTATGCAAAAACATTATGATGAGTTTCCCAGCAGTATAGCTTTTCCCAGACAAGAAATTAAAGATTGGATTAATAGTAAATTTATTATTAATGATGTTGGTGGAAGTTTCACGGAATATACCAATCAAATTTCTTGGTTGCTAGCATTAACTATTGCTATGGGGTATAAAGAGATTCATGTTTTTGGGGTTGATATGGCGGCGGCTAGTGAATACGCATTCCAACGTTGTAGCTGTAATTTCTTCATAGGTCTTGCGGCAGGAGAAGGTATAAAAGTGCTTATTCCAAAAACATCAGAATTATGTAAATTTCCTAAGGATTATGGCTTTGAAACAGATAACTCATCTCGTAATTTAACAAAACAGAGGATAACAACTATAAAAAATCAGATCAACGAGTTAGATGCTCAAACATTAACTTTAGATTTTCAAAGGGAACAAATAGTTAAAAATTTTGAAGCTATATCAAATACAACAAATGCTCAAACGCAACAAATGTCAAAAGATATAGCTAAAATAGAAATAACGCAAAATAAGAATAACGAAATAATAAAATTGTTGGAAACAAAAGATAAGCCGACATTTATTAAAATGCTAGAAGAACAAAATACAAAATTAACACAAATATTAGAACAATATAATGCAAAAGATAAAGAGATAAAAGAAAAACTAGCTATAGAAGCCCGAAACAACTTCATAAATCAAAAAAGTTACGAGCATGCAAAAAAACAGAACCTTGCAAGAATACAAAGTCTACAAGGGGCATTAGCAGAGTGTAATTATAATTTATCAAATAATATTGTGTAAGTAAAAGGTGGTGAATACAATTTTCAATAATGCTGAAGAATTAAGCGATGAAATACGTAGGTATATAAACAATTGTGACATTGATTTTTTTCCAACATTTCATGGACTCCAATTACATTTACAATTAAACACAATCGATTGGAATAATTATGCAGATGGTGTTTATGACACTGATAATGATAAGTATTCAGAAGTTATTGAATTTGGGGTGTTGCAAATAGCTGATTTGATTGAAAAAAAAATGATGTCAAAAATGGCTTTTACTACAGGGCTGAAAAGTTTACTTACTATGGTTGATTCATGGCTAAGGCGAAAAATAACACAAAAAGAAAACAATATATCTGAAAACGATAAATCCGATGAGATCGCTAATCTTTTAAAAAAAGTAAGAAAAGGATAAATTATGGAAATTGAAAGCGGATTATGGAAAACAGAAAAAGGTACTATACAAGGTTGCATTGATATAAAAAATTTATTGGAATTAATAGGAAATAACCATCACGGCATAATCTGTATAGAAGTTGAAAAAAACAAATACAAACAAAAAAATGATAAAAGACCAAATTGTAAAATAACATTAACAAAAAAAACATTCTAAAAGGGGAATAAAATTATGGGAAAATCAATTACAAGAGTTGTAACAGGCAAAGTGAGATTAAGTTATGTTTATGTGTGGGAAACTAGACCACAATCAGAAGAGGACATAACCGCTGGATTAAAACCAAAATATTCATGTCAAATAATTATTGATAAAACAGACAAGCAAACTATAGCATCTATTGAGAAGGCTGTAACAGCCGCAATTGAAACCGGAAAAACTAAATTAGCAAATAAAAAAGGAATAATACCAAAAGATTTAAAATTACCGCTTAGGTGTGGTGACACAGATGAGGAAAAAGCCGGAGAAGAATTGTATAAAAACAAATGGTTTTTAAATGCGAATGCAGTTAGACAACCAGGTGTTGTAGATTCTTCGCTTAATAGAATTATAGATCAAGATGCATTATATTCAGGTTGCTATGGTAGGGTTTCTTTAGAATTTTATGCATTTAGTGGTAAATCAAAAGGTATAGCTGTTGGACTCGGAAATATACAAAAGTTAGCAGATGGTGAAAGATTAGGGGGTGGTGCTACGGCAGAAGAAGATTTTGACGTAGTTGAGACAGAAACCGACACCGAAGAGATGTAGTTAAGCACTTTTTCAATAAACAAAAGGATAAGCATAAATTGTTTACCCTTTTGTTTATTTTTAACTGTTAAATGTAATATTATTAGCGATAACCAAGCTTATAATATTACATTTGTAAAAAAAATGATGGAATTAGTAGGGCTGGGATAGCCCGAATTCAAGCTTGTGGAGACAGTTGGTAAGTAACAACTTCTATGAAGCAAGAAGCTCCCACTTCTAAAGTGGTGAGTAGTTCACAGCTGGTGATTAGAATGTTAAAACAAACAAAACCCTTTTTTACAGGTGGTGATTAGAATGTTAAAACAAACAAAACAATATTTTACAGGTTATAGATTTGATTCCTACATAGACGATAACGACACTATCAAAAAATGTCTTAATTGTGATATACCTGAAGAATGTATAGATTGTCTGGCTAAAACTTCAATACGGGTTCGAAGAAAAAATATAGCAGACTTAACAATACTAGACTATATATTTATTAAATACTGGTTGAAAAAAGGTTATTCTGAGCAAGAAATAACTAAAAAATTCAAGCTCCTTAGTACTGAAACTTTAAAAAGTTTTATGCGAAAAACAGAAATGTATATAAAACTTGATAAGATGCAACATGATAAATGCACTAAAAAAGAAATGGCGATAGCTCTATTTTGTACCACTCAAAACGTTTCAAAAGTACTAAAAAGAAAGGAAAAATTCTATGAAAAAAATACATCTAGACATAGAAACTTTTTGCGAACTGGACTTAAAAAATTGTACAGTAATGAAATACGCTAATCACGAATCCTTTAAAATTTTACTACTAGCCTACAAAATAGATGATGGTGATATAAAAATTATAGACCTAATGAAAACTAAAATACCTAAAGAAATAATTAATATAATTTTAAGTCCTGATTATTTAAAAATTGCGCATAATGCTACTTTTGAAATAACTTGCTTATCTGTTTATTTAAGACATAAACTTAATTATGAAGAATGGGAATGTACAATGTTACAATGCTATAGAGCTGGACTCCCTGGGTCTTTGAAAGATGTAGCTAAAATATTGAAATTACCAAACCAAAAAATGGATGAGGGCACACTACTAATAAAATATTTTTCTAAGCCTTGCAAAGCTACTAAAATAAATGGTGGGCGAACACGAAATTTACCGGAACATGATTTAATTAAGTGGGATACTTTTAAAGAATACTGTGGTCAAGACGTGGCTGTCGAATATGAACTCTATAAAAAATTGGAGTGGGTAGAACCCTCTGAATTTGAAAAAAGATTATGTGTACTTGACAGAAAAATAAATGCTAGAGGTGTAAAAATAGATAAGCAATTAGTAGAGTCAGCGATTTACTATTCTGTTTCTCATGCAGAATTATGTATGGATGAAGCAAGAATCATAACAGGCTTATCTAATCCAAACAGTGTGGCACAACTTAAAGCTTGGATATTGGAAAGAACAAATTTCAAAGTTGACAGCCTTACAAAAGATACGATCGATTCACTGAAAGTCTTGTTCGCACAGGATAAGGATGTATGTAGAGTGCTTGATCTAAGACAACAGTTAAGTAAAACTTCAATAAAAAAATATATTACAATGTTAAATTCAGAATATAATGGTTCTCTTCATAATACTTTACAATTTTTGGGGGCTTCACGAACAGGTCGTTGGAGTGGGCGAAAAGTCCAAATACACAATTTACCAAAAAATAAATTGGGTGAAGACTTAGATAGTATAAGAGAATCATATAAAAATGGTACAGCTAAAATCACAGAGAAAACACCTTTTGAATTATCACAATTATTAAGAACTGTTTTTATACCCGAAGAGGATTATGTACTTTCTATAGTTGATTTTTCCGCAATAGAGGCTAGAGTTTTGGCCTGGCTCGCAAATGAAAAATGGGTTATGGAAGTATTTGAAGGTGATGGTAAAATATATGAAGCCACAGCCTCAAAAATGTTTGATGTTAAATTGGAAGATGTAACAAAAGAACAACGTTCTATGGGAAAGACCGCTGTACTGGCATGTGGTTACGGTGGAGGTATCAGGGCTATACAAAATTTTGCTCCTGACTTTGAGGATGACAAAGCTAAGGTAATTGTAGATTATTGGAGAAATGCTAATAAAAGGATAGTAAAATTTTGGAAAGAGGTTGAAAATTGTATAAAACATACTTTACAAACTGGGATACCAACCAAGTATCTTTATCTAAAGTTTAGAAAAACCAAAGGGTGTCTAATTATCACATTACCTTCGGGAAGACCACTCATATACCTTAGAGCAAAAGTTGAAAACAATGAAATAACATATGAAGGGGTAAACCAAACTACTAAAAAATGGGAAACAAAACCTGCCTGGGGAGGTTTATTTGTAGAAAACATCACACAAGCGGTCGCACGTGATTGTTTAGCTGAAAGTTTAATTAATTTATCAAATGTGGGTTTTGATATAGCAATGCACATCCATGACGAAATATGTTGTGTGACTGTAAGTAATCAAGTTGACAATATGAAATACATAATGAATAAAAACATTGAATGGGCACCAGGTTTAGTACTCAGGAGTGAAGGGTTTAGTTCAAAATATTATATGAAGGAAGAGTGATAAAAATGCTTATATTAGGATTTATATGTTCAATAGTAACCTATACAATCGCAATGTATTATCGTCAAAAAGTATTAATCAGTGCTAGTCTTTTTGCTTTGATATTTACTGTAATTTGTATGTACACCAATCCATGGAATTAAAATATGAAAGAAGAGGGATAATATGGAATTAATTAAATTAAATCAAGACAAGAAATATACATCAAAGGATATCGCTGAGTGGACAGGGAAAGAGCATAAGAATGTACTAAGAGATATTGAGGATGAGGCTAATAAATTGGGAGAAATAGGTAAGCTCATATTTGAGCTGAGTGAATATAAGGATAGTTCTGGTAAATCTAACAAAATGTATAACTTAACTTATGATGGAATTAAAATATGAAAGAAGAGGGATAATATGGAATTAATTAAATTAAATCAGGACAAGAAATATACATCAAAGGATATAGCAGAGTGGACAGAGAAAGAGCATAAGAATGTATTAAGAGATATTGGGGATGAGATATCTAAACTGACAACCGGGGGGATGGCGGAATTCGCAGAGCTCAATTTTGAGCTTCGCTCAAATAGCAACCCTGATAACCTTCCTTCTAATACACATTACGTCCTTACAAAAATCGGTATACAACAAATTGCTATGCGTTATGACGCTATAGTACGTGCAAAAGTTAACCAGAAGTTAGAAGAATTACAACAACCTAAACTACCAACAAATTACATTGAAGCCCTAAAAGCATTAGTTATAGCCGAAGACGAAAAGTTAAAATTACAACAAAATCTACAATTGTCTGATGTGAAAGTGGAAAACTTAAAAACAGAACTAAACGTATCAGAACTCCACTGGACAATTATGAAGTTCAATACAAATTACAAACTAGGTTGGGATTTGAAAACGTGTAAATCCAATGGAAAAAGAGCTAGTATGTATTGTAGAGTTAACGGTTATGCGATTAAAAAATGTAAAACAAATGATGAAAGATTCAGTGAAGTTAACTCTTACCCCCACACCGTTTTAGAAGAATTGTTTCTAAAAAATGGAACTTGAAAGGGATATCGAAAAATACCTCAACCTCCAAGTTAAAAAACTTAGAGGTAAAACATTGAAACTGAATACCGAAGTTGGTATACCTGATAGACTTATCATTCTCAAAAACAGAATTATATTTGTAGAAGTCAAAAGGTCTAAGGGGAGGATAAGCGAAATACAAAAACACAGAATACTGGAATTACAAAATTTAGGTCACGAAGCTTATGTTATTTTTTCAAAAATTGAAGTAGATAATATATTAGAAAGAAAGTGAGAAATTATGGAACTACATGAATATCAAAAAAAAGCAGTGGAATTCATAGAAGCAAAAAAAAAGTGTGTTTTATTTTTGAAGATGGGTTTGGGGAAAACAATTATTAGTTTAAAGGCTATGAAAGGTAAAACATTATGTATAGCCCCCGCAAGAGTCGCTTCACATACATGGCATAATGAAATTGAAAAATGGGGATTGCCTATAACTTATTCTTTAGTTATAGGCAATCCTAAAGCAAGGCTTGAATCATTAAAAACAAAGGTCGACATCTATATTATATCACGAGATAATATAGTATGGTTACTAGAAACTGGATACTTAAAATGGGATACAATTATAATCGATGAATTATCAAGTTTTAAGGAAAGCAATACCAAACGTTTTAAAGCTTTGCGTAAATTCAAATACACCAATATTATTGGTTTAACTGCTACACCAACTAGTAACCATTTAAAGGATATTTGGTCACAAATATATTTAATAGATCAAGGTGAAAGATTACTTAAATCCAAAACAAAATTTTTACAAGAGTATTTTTATGCGATTAGTAAAGGTATGTATATAGATTACAAACCCAGGGAAAAGGCTGAGGAATTAATATACAAGAAAATAGAAGGTATTGTCATGCGAATGGAAAAAAGAGATGGCTTACCCTCTATTACTTATAATGAAGTTAATGTTGCATTAAGCCCCAGTGAACGTGCGTTATACCATAGTATGAAAAGGGATTACATACTTAAGTACAAAAATAGTGTTATTACAGCCGCTAATGGTGCTTCACTTTTGAGTAAACTGTTACAAATTGCTTCAGGTGAAGTGTATAACGAAAAAAGGGAAACCACCACAACAAATAACAAAAAGATAAGCATGCTACAGGAAATAATAGAAGCGCAAAATGGCGAGCCATTAATGGTTTGCTATGCGTTTATTCACGAAAAAAATAGAATAATTGATTTGTGTAAATCCCTAAAACTAACATACACCGATTCTGATTTTACAGGATGGAATAATAAGGAATACGATTTATTAGTTGTGCATCCGGCGAGTTGTGCCTATGGTTTAAACTTACAAAAAGGTGGCTCAACACTAGTTTGGTTTACACCTTGTTGGAGTTTAGAACTCCACGACCAAGCAAATGCTAGATTACACAGACAGGGTCAAACACAACCAGTTGTTATAAACTATCTATTATGTGAAAACACTGTTGATGAGTATGTATTAAAATGCCTAAAAAGAAAAGACACAAACCAACAAATATTTTTAAATCTTTTCAAAGAATTGGGGATGTAATAATATGGAATATACAAAATGCCAAGAAAATGCGATAACTGAATTTCAAAAATGGCTAAATCAGGATAAGCAATTCTTTTTATTAGAAGGTTTAGCGGGTAGTGGAAAATCCTATATAACAAAAACATTTATAGAAATGCTAAAAGAAAAAAACTTAACATTAGCTTGCCTAGCCTTTACAGGTGCGGCGGCTAATGTGCTACAGAAAAGTACAGGTGTGGTTTCCACTACGATACATAAATTTATTTATAAATTTGAAATGAGTAAAGATTTTTTTCATAATGAGGAAGAAGAAAAAGAAGAACTAGCAAACTCTAAAGAGCTACAAATAAAAAAGGCAAAATGTTTTATAGTAGATGAGTGTAGTTTGATATCTGAGGAAATACTTTTAGATTTATTGAAAACTGATAAAAAACTAATATTTGTAGGTGATTTTAAGCAATTACCACCCATAAAGCCTTTTACAAAAGAGATGTTTATAAATAAATTAGGTGAGGATTGTTATACTTCGAATATGACAACAGTAGTTAGACAAATGCAAGACCACCCAATATTAGGTTTGGCTAATGCCCTACGTAATTCGGTTACTAATCTTGTATGCTTTGATAAGACATCTGATTACGGCTCAGTGAGTATAAAAAAACAAGTTAAATTACAATTGAAGGAATGGTCAAATGAAAATCACCAGATAATTGTTTTTAAAAATACTACCAGACAGGATATAAACAAAAGAGTGAGAGATAAGCTAAAATACGTAAATATATTAGAGCCAAACGAAAAGATAATAGTTTGTAAAAATAATTATAGTCATAAAGTTTTTAATGGTGAACAATTTAGAATAGTTAGTGTAGGCGATGAGCAATTAGAATGTGGTCTTTTATACAGAGAAATCATAGTTGAATATCTTGATGGTTCTGGTATAATGAAAAAACTAGATGTACTAATGAATAATTTAATAGACCCAGATTTTGTTTTTGAAGTAGATCAAGAATTAAAACAGTGGATGAAAGTAAAAATGTGGAATATGTATAAAAATTTAGTACATATTGATTATGCCTATGCCATAACATGTCACAAAGCACAGGGTGGTGAGTGGGAAAATGTTTTTGTATTAGCTTCTGATTATCACGGCAAAGATTACTCTAGATGGTTGTATACAGCTACGACAAGAGCAAAAAAGAATTTAATAATAAAAATAAAGTGAGGAATTGTAGATGGATTAATTTTAATTAATACAAACGTGAATGGTGAGCAAGTAATAAGTGGACGCGAATTACATGATTTTCTAGAAATTAAATATAAATTTACTGACTATTTTAAACATAAATTCGAAAAGTTCGGTATGCTAGAAAACATCGATTACACACCTATTTCCGTTGAAAGAGAAATAGGAACAGGTAAGGGGTTGACAGATTTTATTATAACACTAGATATAGCAAAACAAATATGTATGTTATGTGAAAATGTTTTTGTATTAGCTTCTGATTATCATGGTAAAGATTACTCTAGATGGTTGTATACAGCTACTACGAGAGCAAAAAAGAATTTAATAATAAAAATAAAGTGAGGAATTGTAGATGGAATTAATTAAAATTACAACAAATGCACAAAATGAACAACTTATATCTGGTAGAGAATTACATACATTTTTAGAAATTAATGAACAATATACACACTGGATAAGTAGAATGATTGATTATGGTTTTGCGGAAAATATTGATTACACACCTATTAGTGAAAAAAGACTAATAGGGCATGGCAAGGGTTTGACAGACCATATCCTAATAATTTCCATGGCTAAGGAAATATCAATGATTCAAAGAACACCAAAAGGTAAAGAAGCTAGATTATATTTTATAGAATGTGAGAAAAAACTCAAAGCATTACAACAACCAACTAATTACATTGAAGCCTTAAAGGCACTAGTCACAGCTGAAGAGGAAAAATTAAAATTGCTAGAATCCAACGAAAACCTAAAAACAGAATTAAATACATCTTTGAAGCATTGTACTATTATGAAGTTCAATCAGTTCTATAAGTTAAAATGGGACATGCCAACATGTAAAAGAAATGGTAAGCAAGCATCTGCTTATTGTAGAGTGCACGGGCATGAAATCAAGAAATGTAAAACAAACGATGAAAGGTTTTCAGAAGTAAATAGTTACCCATTAGAAGTGCTAGAAAAATTATTTTTAGATAGGAGTATCTTATGAAAGTTATTTTAGATTTATGCCTTAACCATTGTGGAAGTACAACAATAGCTAAACAAATGATAGACCAAGCATACAACTTAGAAGTTTATGGTGTTAAATTCCAATATTACGACGTAAATTCATTAAATCCGGAATCTGGATTTAATGTAAATTATTATGCAAAAAATCATTTAAAAAAAGAAGAATTAATACATTTAATGCAATATGCAAAATCTCTTGATCTGAAAACCGGAATCACTTTATTCACAAATGGATTCCCAATAAATGACTCATCCGTAGATTTTTTCAAAATAGGAAGTGGTGAAGCCCACAAAATAGAAATTTATGAAAAGCTAAAAAATAAAAAAGTATTCATTTCTAATGGGCTCACACCAACAGAAACAATAATAGATAATTGTGACAAAGTTGGGTTGACAAATAAAATCATTTTTGACTGTATTAGTAAATACCCTTGTGCTATTTCGGAATATCGATACAAACATTCTTTAGCCACCAATGCCGGCTTATCCTTACATTTATCACCAAAAGATGGTCTTAATAATATTGACTTTCTTTTATTATATAGGTACGTCGAATTCCATTACACATTATCTAAGGACCTAAAAACAAAAGATATAAATGTAAGTTGGACTTTTGATGATGTTAAAGAATTATCAAATGGATTAAAAGATTATAAAGAAAGGTGGATTTGGTAAATATGGAATTAATTAAATTAAATCATGACAATCAATACACATCAAAGGATATAGCAGAGTGGACAGAGAAAGAGCATAAGAATGTATTAAGAGATATTGGGGATGAGATATCTAAACTGACAACCGGGGGGATGGCGGAATTCTCCGAGCTCAATTTTGAGCTCGTGGAAAACACTAACACACAGACACCAATAAGTAACGCTTACTACGTCCTTACAAAAATCGGTATACAACAAATTGCTATGCGTTATGACGCTATAGTACGTGCAAAAGTTAACCAGAAGTTAGAAGAATTACAACAACCTAAACTACCTAGTCACGTAGAAGCATTAAGACTATATGCTGATGAGTTGGAAAAGAATCAATTATTACTTACAGCTAACGAAAACCTAAAAACAGAACTCAATGAATCAGAGAAACACTGGACTATTATGAAATTTAATCAAACTCACAGACTAAATTGGAACTTACAAACTTGTAAGAATCGTGGAAAAAGTGCTAGTGCTTATTGCAGAGTACACGGGTATGAAATCAAGAAATGTAAAACAAATGATGAAAGATTTTCCGAAGTCAACAGTTATCCAATTGAAGTTTTGGAAAGATTATTTTTAGGATTATAAAGAAAGGAAGATTTGGTAATGGTGAAACTAGTATTACCCACTTTTGAGACTGATACGACAAATATAAAACAATTAGAAAAAATAGCTGAAGAATTAATAGAATTACAGCAAGAAACAAATGAAAGATGTGTAGACACAGAAAAGCTCATTGATGAGGGTATAGATGTCATACAAGCCACTTTAAACTTACTCTATAAATTTACTACTCCTGATAAAATAGAAGCTCGTATAGGTCATCACATAGTTAAAATGATACAACGGGGATGGGATTTAAGATGAGAAAACTTACGATTAGCATAGGGGCAAGCAAAACAAGTGTAAACTGGTTACCTTTAGAATTATCTTGGGAAGAATTTTTAAAAAGATTCTTCCTTAAACCTCAGAGGAAAAGACATAATGTAAAAGAATACCATTCAGCTACAAAGATCGAACAGGGGCAATTTAAAGATGGTTCAGCTTTTGTTGGTGGTAAAATAGAAGGTAATCGCCGAAATAAAGTATCCATAGAATATCGAGACGTTATGTGTCTTGATTTAGATTATAGCTTATCTTTTGATAATACTCTTAAATTACTAAAAGAAAAATGTAATTTCACATGGGTTTTAGTTAGTACTCATTCACATACACCCGAGAAACCTAAATTCAGACTTATAATACCTTTAAAGGAATCGTTTGGGTATACTCAATACGTTCAAACCTCTAATGACTTAATGAAAAAAATTGATATTTCGCTTTTTGATACGACTTGTGACCAACACGATAGATTAATGTATTTTCCGAGTTTACCTTCTAATGGTGAATATTGTTTTTACGAGAATAAATCTCAGGAATGGCTTGATAATTACCTAAATCTTGCATTTGATCGGTTTACATATCAAAATTTAGCAAATACTAAAACCGACACAACTAATTTACTACCAGACCCTGCTGAAAAAGGTGGGATAATTGGGGCTTTTTGTGCCTGTTATCCTTTTCCTGACGTCCTGGATAAATTCTTATCACATGTTTACGAGCCATGCATAGATAAGCCTGATAGGTACACTTATTTAAATGGTAGTGCTCCAGCAGGTTTACAATACTTTTCTAGTAATTATTGTTACGCCTATGATTTTACAGACCCCGCACAGCAAGAACAACACGCATTAAATGCCTTCGATATTGTAAGAATACATTTGTTTGCTGGTGATTTTGATAAAATGACTAATTTTGTTTTAAACAAAAAAGAATGTAAAGCGAGGTACGATATGGAAATGGCTAGCAAAGATTTTAATGCTGAAGTTGAAGAGGAAACACAACTTGAAAAATTCACACCAAAAGAAGGCAAGTTTTTAGACCTAGTAAAATTCACTGAAATGATTTTACAAAGATATCAAGGTTTAAGATTATGTAAATTTAACGAGGATATTTATAGCTACGTAAAAGGCTATTATGAGATTATAGACCCTACTAAAATAGAAAAACTGGCATATGACCATTTAATTAATAAGTACAACACCTCAACAAAAAGAAAAGAAATATTAAAAAATATACAACTTTCAATTCCTACAAGAAAAGACTTTAATAAACATGATTGTACTATTGTTTTCAAAAACATAACATTAGTGGATTTAAAACCTTTAGAACATCATTATAAAGATTATTTTACCTTAAAAATTAATCATAATTATGATGAAAACGCAAAATCAAAATTATGGGATATTTTCCTAGATCAAGTTTTAGATAAGAATTCACATGCAATATTTCAGGAAATGTTTGGGTATGCATTGACCACATCGGTAAAAGGAAAAGCTTTCTTTTTCATAACAGGTGAAGGCAATTCAGGTAAAAGTCTAGCACTTGAAATTCTCGAGCATATAATTGGTGCAAACCAAACATCACAAATCTCATTTGCCGATATATGTAATCATGAAAGATTTGCCACTGGGGGTCTTGTAGGTAAACTTTTAAATGTAAACAAGGAACAGGATTTAGATTTTCTAAAGGATTCCGGAACTATTAAACAACTAACAGGTGATAATAATTTCCAAGCTGAACAAAAATTTAAAAATGCAATAGTTGTAAAAAATACAGCCACACATATCTTTGTAAACAATGAGATACCCAGAATACGAAAACTGGACAAAGCTTATTACGATCGTGTACGTATAATCAAATTTAAAGGCTCAATTCCTAAAGAACAAAGAGATAAAAATTTAAAAGAAAAGCTTATCTCTGAAGATAATATAGAAGGTATAGTTAAATGGGCGGTAGAAGGATTAAAAAGATTGGTAAAAAATAATTATGAATTCAGTGACTTAGATGGTCAACAGGAAAAACAGGTTGAAGCCCTTTTAATAGAATCAAATCTACCTATTTCCTTTGTAAACGAGTGCTGTGTTCTGATACAAAAGTCTAAAACTAGAAATGATTTTCTATATGCTTCTTTTAGACAATGGTGTTACTCACTAGGAATACAAAATAATAGAATCCCCACAAGGACTCGATTTATAAAAGATGTACGTAAACATTTTAAACTGGAAGGAAAAGTAATAAAGGAAAATACTGAATGCCATAGAGCCACTTTTGGATTAGAGATCATAACACA